CGGCAACCCGGACAACTCCGCCGAAGGCGACTTGGGCGCAGTCAACAAGGTGATGCTCCGCACCGAAGTCGCAATCGGCTGGGGCTTCATCGGCGGAACCGACAAGTTCTACGCCATCACCCACACCGCTGAGTGACCATACGCATGGGCGGCGGCGACGCCGCCCATCCACTGATTCAAACGTCAAACTACGAAAGGAAATGAGATGGGCGCAAAGCAGTCTTCCGCAAACGTGACATTCTCGAAGCCGGGTGCCAGTGCCAACAAGTCCGGCTATATTTGGGTCGCCCCGCTGGGCACCGCAATCCCCACCGACGCCACCGCCGAACTTGACGCCGCATTCGTCGGCCTCGGCTATCTGTCCGAAGACGGTCTGACCGAACCGGCATCGTTCGAACCGGGCGACGATATCGTGGCCGCTGGCGGCGATACGGTCGCACAGGCCGACCCGACGTTCTCCAAGACGTGGACCGGCACGTGCATCGAAGCCCTGAACGAAGACTTGCTCAAGGTCGCATACGGCTCCGCCAACGTGTCGGTCAAGCAGGCATCCGCGTCAGCCGATGGCGTCATCACCGTGAAAGAGCAGGCAGGCGACCTCGAACATCACGTCATCGTCATCGACGAAATGCTCAAGGGTGGCCGCAGGCGCCGCAACGTGATGGCCGACGCCACGTTCCTCATCACCGGCGACATCAGCCACGTGCATACAGCTCTGGTGAACTTCGACTTCACCATCACCGCCTATCCGACCGAGACCCAGCCCGCACAGACCCAGTACATCACCATCCCAAAAGCGTAAGCTCTCCGAATCTGACGCTGACAGTCACCGTATCCGACGATACGGTGGCTGAAGGCGGTGCGATGTGGATTCTCGGCGACTGGGGACAGTCACAGCCGTGGCAGCGTACAAACGGCGTGAAGATGACGAAGGGTAAGGATGGCGTGTACACCGGCGTTCTCACCCTGCCGAAAGGCACGGCGTTCAGGCTGAAGGTTATGGAATCCACTGTCGAAAGCACAAGTGGCGGAGTCAACGTTTGGAGTGCGACGAGCTATTCGAGCGTTCTAAACTCGCACGGCACTTACGATTTTGGAGAGTTCACCAACAATCTGATTCCCAACGGCAGTTTCGGGGAAGGAGCGGTGAAATGGACGCCATCGGAATGCATTATCCAGCGAGACTATGCGATTGGTGACGGCTATTTCCTTGGCATCGGTGACCAATATCCGAGCAGTGCGACTTCAGACACGTTCGTTATCCCGCCGAACCAAAACTTAAAACTTTCGGGCTACATGTATGGTTGGCAGCTTGATGGGGCTAGTATCATCGAGGTAAAAGACGTTGACACGCAGTCCGTCCTGCTCAAAACCGTACTAAGCACGAAGGAAACTTACGCTTGGGAAGCGTTTTCCGAAACGTTCAAGACAGGAAGTTCGCCAGTGGCGGCTCAGGTTGTCTGCACGAACGTCGGAGTAAGCGCCCATGGCTTAGACAGCATGTCGCTTGTCATGCCGTGACAGCCACATTGAGACCATACCCCACATGCCATCACATATTGACCGGCATGTGGGGTATCCTTATAAAGGAACACAACCCGATACGAAAGGAAAACCAATGGCAAAACGCAAACCCACCATCACCATCGAAGACTTCAACGACGATTGGGCCGACGCCTACGCGAAACTCCTCCGCAACCGCAAATTCCAGCAGGCCATCCACTCCGAAGGCGTGGAAGACAGCATGGAGGCCATCTGGCTCGTCGACAAGCTCATGCGCGGCGTCCTGAAGGAAGACAAGTACGAGGCGGTCATGGCCGCGTTCGACGATGACGTGCTCGACGCATGGGAATACCTCTCGGGAAAATTACCGACGCTTTTGGATTCCCAGTCGAAAGACTGACCTATGCGATAAACCCGGACAAGTGGGACAGTCAAATCTTGGCTGATTTCGCAAGCCAATACGGCAGTCCGCGGCAATACACCCTCATAGAGAGGGCGAAGCTCATAGGCACGTTCGGAGCGACCGCACGACTGCTTGACATCATCCAACAGTCGACGCTCGCCCCCTACTCCGGCAGGGGACAGAAGCCGAAGAGCGTATTGCCGGAAAACCGGAAGAGCACCAAGAAGGAGGATGATTACGAACTCGATTCGATGAACACCGAAGACATCAACAAGGCGTTGGGTCTTCACCGAAAGGAACAGTAGATGGCAAAGGGCAGCATCGCAACCGCATGGATACAGGTACTCCCATCGTTGGAAGGCTTGCATTCCGCACTTGTCAAGGCAAGCAAGGGCGCGGTGCTCACCCCCGCCGTCCAGCCAAAGATGGCGTCGGGCACGAGCCGACTCTTCGCATCGCACGGCTTGGGCATGTCCAGACTGTTCTCCGGCTCGTTCAATAAGAGCCTCAACCTGCAAGGCGGCGTGAAGGGCGCGCTCAACGGCGTGTTCCCCTCCTTCGGTTCCAGTGGCCGACGTTCGGCCGACGCTTTCGGCAGCGGCTTCGCAACCCTCGACCTCGGCAAGTATCTGAACGCCGCCGCCGCCATCGCCGCCGTGGCGTCGGTCGGCAAGGCCGTCAAAGGCGTGACTTCCAATATTGTCGAAATGGGCAACCAGTGGGGTCAGACCACCGCCATGCTGAAGAACGCGGTGGGCGATGCCGGAGACTATAAAGGCTCGCTCGAAACGTCATTGGAATATGCGAACAAGGTCGGCGTCGCCACTGACGATTTCATCCAGTCGGCGTCACGTCTACGCACGCTCGCGCCGGAAGTCGTGTCCAATTACGGTGACGCGGCGAAATTCACAAAACTGCTCGACATGAACATGATTAGCACTGGCGCGTCCACGCAGGAAGCGTCCAGTGCCATGCGGCAGATTACCCAAGCATTGGGCAAGGGCATCGTCAACGGCGACGAGTTGAATTCCATCATGGAGAACTCGCCGCAAATCGCACGAATGCTCGCCAAGCATCTCAACGTGTCCGTAGGCGAACTGAAACAGTTGGGCAAGGAAGGCAAAATCAGCGGCCAAGCCCTCTACGATACGGTGCTTGAGAACGCGGACGCCATCGAAAAACAGTTCGCCTCCATGCCCGTCACGGCAGACCGCGCTTGGAACAGCATCAAGAACACGATTGGCGCAAGGTCGGCTGAAGCGGCCACCGCATTGTCCGCCAACCTCGGCAAGACGTTGACCGCCATCTCCAACTCGGGCATGGTGGACACGTTCGGCGAAATGCTCGCAGGATTCGTGCCATTGTCGAACGCGGCATCGACGTTGGCTTCTACGTTCGTCGACCAGCTGGCGCCAGCCGTCAACAGGGCGTTCAACGCGCAGCAGATAGAACAGTTCCTCAGCCCGTTGACGAATCTCATCAGCCTGAACTCGCAGAACGCCAACCTCCTATCCTCCTTGGCCGACATGCTGAACACTGTGGGTGTTGTCGGCGCCGCCGCATTCTCCCTCTTGGTCGCCACGAACGACCGGTTCGCGGCACGCATCCCGTTCGTCGGCCGCGCGCTGGTCGGCGTCAAGACCGCGCTCTTCAGCCTTGGCTCCAAGTTCACTGACGTGTTTGGAGCTGCGGTGTCCGCTTCGTCCGCGGTCATCGACAAGCTCGCATCCATGGCCGACGCGATGTCGAAAACGCTGTCCGAATCGACTAAGGCGCAGAACGCGATAGGCAAGTTCAACGTCGCGTTCGAAGACTTGGCGACTTACGCGTTCAGCTTCGGCGAGAAAGGCGCTGAAGGCTTCGAACTCATCCAACAGGCCGCGACGAATCTGCGGAACGGTGTGGGACAGGCGTCCGACAATGTGAAGCTCCTCCAAGCCGGATTGAACGCGATGGGAGCCGACGCTGAAGCGCTTCCCGAAGCGTTCCTCAAAGCGTTCGAAACCCTCAATACCGAAGTGGATGCCGCCGCGAAGAAGAAGGCCCCGACCCTCATCCAAGCGTTCCGTGACATTCGCGCCGCCGCAGACACCATCGTCGTGGATTCGGACATCTACCGTTCGCTGGACACGGCCGGACAGAGCGCGGACATCTACCGTGACAAGCTCGTGCAGGTCGGACGCGAATTCAAGGAGCTTACCGGCCTGAACATTCCCGACATGTTCCTCCCCTTGGTCGGGTCTGCCGTGTCCGCGTCCGACAGCATCATGCAGACGTTCGGCAATCTGAAGACCGGATTGTCCAACTATTTCGCGAACACGGCGCAGCAGTGGGCGCCGGTCAAGGAGATTTTCGCCGAAGCCTTCTCGAACGCCGCAGCATCCGTCAAAACGAAAATGGAAGACATGCGCGCCGACGTCGAATCCGGCGTGCTCTCCATGGTCGAGAATGTGAAAGGCAAGGCGTCCGAGTTCAAGACCGCGTTCGGCGAGATGCTGGATGTGACCGGCATCGGCGACACCATGTCCAAGCTTGGGTCGGCGGTCGGCAATGGGCTTTCCACGGTCAAAGGCGCGCTCAAGTCGTTCGGCTCCGAAGCCGTATCCGCGTTGTCCGCGCCGTTCGACGGTCTTGCCGAAAAGATTTTCGGCTCGTTCAAAGGGCGGAATCCGTTCGCCCCGTTGACGTCCGCCGCGAAGACTCTTGGCGCCGGATTGTCAACCACTGTTGGCGGCGCCGTGTCGCGTCTTATCGGACGGTTCAGCCCGTTGGCATCCGCTGGAAAGACCGCGTTCGCCACCATCGGCTCCGCCGCGTTGAAGGTGTCTTCCGGCGCGTTGAAAGGCTTCGGCGTGGCCGTGAATGGAGTCGGCGCGGCAATCAGCAAGATTGGCAACGTCGCATCCCAGTTGGGCGTTACCGGCGCGATATTCACCGGATTGACGACCGGATTCCAGACGCTGTTCAAACTCGACCCGTCCCAAATGGCAGGCAAGTTCGACGAATGGCAGAAGGGCCTCGACAACACGCTCACCGGCATCCAGAAGAAGCTGCCCGCCATGGCGAGCGCGTTCACAGCCGCCCTCCCGCAGATGGTGGCGAGCGTCACCGCCGCATTGCCGGGCATCGCCGACGCGTTCATGAGCGTTGGGCAGACGCTCGCGCCCGCGTTGATGACGATGCTGCCGCAAATCACGCAGGCGTTCTCTGACATTTTCGCCCAGCTGCCCGGCCTTATCGCCACGTATGGTCAGCCTATGATGGAAGCGTTCGGCTCGCTGTTCGCCACGCTCGCCGGGCAGATTCCATCGCTCATGACCTCGCTCGGTCAGGCGTTGGTGGCTGGCGTTCAGGCCGCGTTCAGCGCCATCAGCGACAATAGCGCGGCCATCGCCGGATTCATCAGCGGTTTCGGCGCGTCCTTGGCTTCCGGCCTCCAAACGTTGGGCGCCACCGTGGTGTCCGCGCTCCCGTCCATCGGGCAGAGCATCGCCACCGCATTGCCGACGCTGATTCCGGCATTGATGTCCGCCATCACGAGCGTGATAACGTCGCTGGCCGCTGCATTGCCGGGCATCGCCGTCGCCATCATCAACCAGCTGCCCGCAATCATCGGCGGATTGGCGACAGGCATCATCAACGGTCTGCCGACACTGCTGGGCGCGTTCATCAGCGTGGCGACCAGCATCGCCGCGAACTTCCCCGGCATCTTCATGGCTGTTGCTGGCGCCGTTCCCGCGATTATCGGAAACATCGCCCGACCGTTCTCCGGGTTGGCCGGTCGCATCCTTGGCTATGTCAGGAGCATTCCGGGCCAAATCATCGGAGTGTTCGCCGGTGCTGGCTCGTGGCTCGTCAATTCCGGCGCCGCGTTGATGAACGGCTTCAAGCAGGGTATTCTCGGCGCGGTCGAAAGCGTGAAAAGCGCGGTCAGTGGCGCGTTGCAGAAGGTGCGAGACTTCTTCCCGTTCTCTCCTGCCAAGGTCGGCCCGTTCTCCGGTTCAGGCTATACGAGCGTGTCCGGCGAGCATCTTATGCGCGACTTCGGCACCGCTATCGGCGCTCAAGGCTCGTTCGTGCGCGGTCAGGTCGATGATGTGCTGAGTTCGCTGGATTTCGACCAGATTGACGCGGCCGGTCTTGGCATGGTGTCGTCTCCGCGGCTTAAAGACTATACTGGAATGGTGTCGGCTGGCGACCAGCGGTATGCTGGCGGCGTCCACATCGACAATGTGGTTGCAAGCCCGTTGAGCGATGTGGAACTCGTGGCCCGCCGATTCGGATACGCTTTGAACAATGAGATGATTGGAAGTGTCAGACCTTGAGCACGATAACCGTCACAGTGGGTGACATCACGCTTTACGGCGATGCCGGACACGAATTCACACTGGTGTCCATAAGCGGTTTCGACGATTTGCCGTCAGCCAAGACCGAACAGGATTCTTGGGCTAGGGCTGACGGCAATGCCGTTCCCGGCACGACGTATTATGATGGGCGCACCATCACCGTCAACGGATACTATGCGACCAGCACGGTCGAAGACACGGACGAGATGATGCGCCGCCTCCGCGGCATGGCCGGACGGCTGGTGCCAGTCACCGTGCAGAAGGGCGCTGGCATCGCATTATCGTGCGATGCGGAACTCAGGTCGATGACCGTGGACGAATACCGGTATCGTGGAAAGGCCGCGTTTCAGATTGGACTGCTCGCGCCATCCCCATACCTGTATGGTCCGTTGCAGTCGCAGACGGTCGGCGTTCCAATGGACGGCGAAGGCATCCTCGACCCGCTGACCGACCCGCTGACGGAAGGCGAAGTCGGCGAGTCCGGGCGTGTCGCCATCACCGGAAGCGGTTTCGCTCCGACGCATCTTGTCGTGAAAATCAGAGGCGGACTATCGGAAGGCGTGCGCATCCACTGCGTCGAAACCGGCGAAGCGGTCGAATTCCACCGTCAAATCAACCCCGACGAGACGATGGTGTTCGACTTCGACAATGAGCGCGTGCTGTTTCAGAACCAGTCGGATTTGAGCATGTTTTTGACCGAGGAGAACTGGTTCCGTCCTTCTGGCGGTGCGACGATACAGTTCACGCCGTTGGGCGTGCAGTCGGGCGAACCGTCGATGACGGTCGAATGGAAGGAGGCTTGGCGGTGAAAATCTATCTCGCGGACCTGCTGACCGGACGCCGCATCATCCCGTTGCCGCACACTTCCGCCGAATGGGAGATGAGGCTGAACGACACGGATTCGCTCACAGTCAAAGTGCCAATCTACGCTTCGTCCGACGATGCGCGCGTCCAATACATCGCGAACGATGCGCGACTGTTGGATTTGAGGAACACCGCGGCCATCGGCAAGACCGTCATGGTCGCAGAAGACGATGGGCTGACGGTCGGCGGAGTGCTCATGCGTCGCGACTATGACGCCGATACGGGCATCCTCACCTTGGTCGCGTCCGGCATGTGGTCATATTTTGACCATAGGACGATTCTTCCGGCGAAGGCGATGGGTAAAAGCCTCGTCAAGTCTGACGGTTCGCCAGACCCCCAATACGACACGCACTACAAGAACGTCACGTGGAACACGGTCGCGCGCAATCTTGTCGAACAGGCGATGAGTTGGCCGCACAGCAACGTGCCCGTCGTGTTGGAGACTCCCGAAACCGGCAAGTCCGAAGCGAACTATCAGGCGGTCGATTTGAGTTATGTCGGCGAAGTTTTGACGAACATCACGAACTATCAGAACGGTTGCGACATCGGATTCTTCCCCACGCGCACGGCCGACGGATTGGGCTACGAGTGGCATATGAAGACCGGCCATCCGCTGCTGGGCGGCGAAACCCACTATTTCAGCGCGTCCGCCATGCAGTCGGGCATCGCCTCATTGTCCGCGACGGATGATGGCGACAAGCTCGCCTCGCTGCAATGGTTCACGTCAGGCAAGTCCGACGATAAGACGCTCGTCGTGTCGGCTTACACGGACATTCTGGAAAAGGCGGGCGCTCCGATTTGGGAGAGCGTGGATTCCAGCCATTCGACCGTGAAGCTGCGGAACACGCTTCAGGCGTATGCGAACGAGGCCGCAGCTGTCTACTGGCAGCCGGTATCGTCCACTGAGGCGAAGGTGCATCGAGGATACCTGCATTCGGTGAATCAGACGCTCGCCAACTATACGGTCGGCGATTATATCAGGTTCACTACGAAGGGCGACTGGTATTATGTGGATGGCGCGCATACGCGGCGCATCACCGGCATCAAAGCCGATGAGAGTTCGAATTGGATTACGTTCACCCTTGGTGACGTGTTCGATGGTGTGAAAGTGACGGTGGAATAGTGGAAATCGTAGTGCATCAGGGCGAGTCCGAGGATGGCACCACCTTGGCTGCGGATGATACGGATGTCATCGACGTGAAGAATCCGGCTCAGGCGACCAACAAGCTCGTATCCACCCTGAACGAGTATGGTAGGCGTCTGCGCGAATTGGAGAAGCCTTCCGGTTCGCAGTTGACTCAGGCGATTCAGAAGGTGTTGGACATCAGCGAGAACATCGACCAGACGGTGGCCGCATCCATCAACAGGAACTCGTATGACCGTGCGACCATCGACCAGAAGTGCAATGCGTGGAATTGGGGCGTGTTGTCTCCAGACCGTGGCGGCACGCATACGACGAACGCGTACAATAACCTGTTCTCGGTCGGGCCGTATCGTGCGGCATGGGTGCTGTCGGATGGCACGATGGGCACGTCGCAGTCCAGCCGCAAGGTGAAGCAGGATTTCATCAAGCCGGACATCACGTTGGAACAGATGCGAGCTGTGGATTGGACGCTCTACCGTTTCATCGATGATGTGAATCTGAATGGCGATAATGCGATAATCCATTTGGGTATGATTGCCGAAGAGTTGGACGATAACGGTTTGGGCCAGTTCGTTGAGTATAATGATGATTACGAGCCGTGCGGCATCAACTATCCGATGCTTGGCGTGTGGGCGATACATGAAGCCCATCTCGCCCATGACCGTATCGACCGGCTTGAGGAACGTTTGAAAGCGTTGGAAGGAAAGATTGATAATGGCGTTGAGAAATAGTCTGTTCGCGGTGTCCGGCAAGGCGTCGTTCTTGGATGCGCGACGCGACATGAGCGGCCTGTTCGTTTGCGATAAGACCACGATGATGCCGATTGCGGGCATTCTCGACCGTTCGCAGGATAATCTTGTGACGGGCAACGGCGATTCCATGAGCGTGACGGTGCATCCGTTCAACGCGGTGCTGAACCGTTATGGCGCGCTGCTCATCCAGAACGATGGTGACGTGAAAGTGCCGCTGTCCGCCGCTCCGTCCGCGAACTCGCGCATCGACGTGGTGTATGTGAAGCAGAACGAAACGCGTTCGCCGATGTCCGACGGTTCGGACGTTCCCTCATTCGGCGTGGCGAAAGGCGTGGCCGCAGCCACACCGGTCGCACCGGCTGTCCCGGTTGGCGCTTTGGCTTTGGCTCAAGTGCTGCTTCCGGCTGGCGTGTCAAACACCGCCGCCGCTGGCGTGGTCATCACGCAGACGTATATCGGCGCGGCCATGAAGGGTGACATGCTGCGTGTGCAGACTTCCGCCCAGCGTGACTCCATGACCATGGTGCCTGACGGCACAGTGGTGCATAATGTGGCCGACGGCTGCGATTATGTCAGGAAAGACGGTAAGTGGCGTGGATGGAACATGCCTTGGCGAGACATCCATTCAGGTTCGCATAAGGTAAACATGTGGGCGAGCTGCGGCACCGCGCATATCAACCTGACGACCGCCAATGTGAATCTTACAGGATGGGGCAGTAATGTCGTCGTAGCGCAGGTCAACAATTCCAGCTTCTACCCCGCAGTGAACACGAGCATTTACGCTCCCACGAGGGATTCATATTATCCGACCGCTGTCAGCGTGGGTACGGACGGCAAGGTCAATGTCGGGTATGCTGGCGGCACCACCGGAAGCCGTATCGCGTCCACCACGCTAACTTACAATATCGGTTAAGCCATCCAATTCCAGCATCGCCATCATCCGGCCACACCGGGTGATGGCGTTTTTTCTTGCCGCTGGGTCAATCTCGACCATCGGCTAGAATAGTGCCATATGAGCACTGACATCATCGTCGCCCTAGTGACTGGATTCTGCGCCATCGTGGTCGCAGCGGTCACTTGGGCGCAAAACAGACGCGGCAACCTGAGCGAAGCCTACAGGCGGCTTTCGGAAGCCCAATTGAACATGCAGCAGGAAATCGACCGGCAGGACGAGAAGCTTGCCGAGTTCATTCAGGAACGCGACGAACTCCGCTATCGGGACGATTTGAAAACCTCATACATTCGCGCGATGGGGCATTGGCTGAACGAACTCTGCAAGGTTCTCGACCCGGAGTTTCTAAAAGAGTATCCGAAGCCGAGGCTTCCCGACGCGCTGAGGAGTACAATAGAACCGTTGGCGAACGCCGACAGTAAGGAGCAGTGAATGTTGTTCACTAAGGATTTTTGGGTTGACACGTTTGAGCGTGCAATCCGCACCGCATGTCAGGCGGCATTGTCGGCTGGCGTGGTCGGCGGCGTCGGCCTGTTCGACGTGGATTGGCTGAACGTCTGCGGCATCGCCTTGGTCGCGGCCATCGCCAGCGTGCTGACGTGCGTGGCGTCGAGCGGCAAGACCGATTCAATCAGTCCGGCGTCCTTCGCAATGTCCGACAAGGCGAAGGTGACCGGCAATCATATCGCAAAGCAATGAAATGGAGGTTTTTCAGAATAATGAGGATTATTGATATCAGCAATTGGAAGGCTGACGTTGACGTTTCCAAGATTGACGCCGATGGCGTGGTGGTCCAGTGCACTTGGGGCGCTGGCGAATGTTCGAACGACCATGGTTTGGTGAATTCCGTGTGGGTTGGCGCGGACGAGAAGATTCAGGCAGCGGCCAAGCGTGGTCTTGCGGTCGGATACATGCATTATATCCGTGGCGTGAACGCTTCCGAGGAAGCGTATTTCTTCGCCGAACATACCAAGGGTTATCTTGGCAAGTTCGTGCCGTGCGTTGATTGGGAGGCTGACGATAACGCCGCTTGGGGCAATCGGGCATATCTCGACGAATTCCTCTACCAGTACATCCGGCTGACCAGTGTGAAGCCGCTCGTGTATGCTCAGCGTTCCGAAATCCCGTTCATCAAGGATATTGCCGCCAAGCATGATTGCGGTATTTGGGAGGCGTGCTATGCTTCCATGGATGCGGTCGGCTGGCAGGATGCGGATTCGATTTGGTCTTATGTGCCGTATCCGATGCGCCAGTACACGTCGAACGGCCACATCGGCGGTTATGCTGGTTCGCTTGATTTGAACTATTTCGCTGGCGATAAGGCCGCTTGGGACAAGTATGCTTGCGTGGGTGCGAACACTCCTGTGAATCCTGCTCCCGTGCCGGTGGTTTCTCCGGCTCCGACTGTGGTCCCTACCACGTATGAGGTTGCGGTCGACGTGTTGAACGTGCGTACCGAACCGTCGACGAAGGGGAAGGTTGTGGCAAGCTACGGTCGCGGCGATAGGGTCGTGTTGGATGGTTGGGGCGTTTATGCTGACGGCTTCCTGTGGGGCCGTTATGTCGGCGCTTCTTCCGGCCAGCCGAGGTATGTCGCCATCGGCGCCGAGTCCGGCGACGAATGGTATTTGACAATGTGCCGTTGACTGTGATACAATGAGGGCTGTTGGAAGTTTTTCCAGCAGCCCTCCTTTGGTTTCTCCCCCGGCCCCCGCAGGTTCATGCGGGGGCTTTCTCTTTTCAGTTATCCAACAGCATGCATATCATGTCCGCCACGATTGCCGTCGCCACGTATGCGATGAAGACGCGCGTATCCCACGCGTTGCATACGACCATGATTGCCGCGACGAATCCAAGCAGGATGATGGTGCAGACGATGAGCTTCATGGTTTCCATCGAAACCTATCACCTTGCCCTTCTGTCTCAGTCGCCACCGCGCAGCCTCCAACATTTCGTACAGTATCCGCTGTACAGCCACAATTCTTTCGTGGTGAGCTTTTTTAGGCAATGCTTGCATAGCGTCGGGTCGAGGTGGGCTAGTGCTCTAATAACACTCATCTGGATACTCCAATCCTTCCTGTCTGTTTTCGTCCGTCAACGCCGAATCGATTTCCTGCTTGCAGGTTTCGCACAGCATTTCGGGATACCATTCCTCTAATGTCATGTCTCGACCGCAGTCAAGGCACTGTCTTGGTGATTTCATATCATACCTCCACTGCGGGCTGTGGCGCCTTCTGATTCTGATAGTGTCCGACCATGCCGTACGGTTTCACCGCCGCATCGTTCAAATATTCGAACGAGACCTGTCCGATTCTCATGCCGGGTTTCAACATGATGGGGAAACTGTTCTCGTTTTTCAGTTCGACGGTGATGGTGCCGATGAATCCGGCGTCGATGAAGCCCGCGGTCACGTGCGTGCAGAGTCCGAGTCGGCCAAGACTGCTTTTCCCGTCGAACCGTGCCATCATATTGTCCGGGAGGCTGATTTTCTCCACGGTCGCGCCTAGGACGAACTGTCCGGGCTGTAGCATGTAGTATCCGTCGATTTTGACCCGTTTGGTGTAGACGCCATGCAGCGTGTGGTCGCCTCCGTCCGCGTAGCCTGCAACATTCCGTGAAGAGACCGTGGCGTAGACGATTATGACGTCCTGCAAGGTCACGTCGTACGAGTTGGGGTTCAACTGTTTTTCCGTGTATGGCAGGATGAGGTCTTGATGGTCCACGCACTGTTCGATGGTGATGTCGTTAAGCATTTTTTCTCCTTATTCGTCGCAAAGGCGCTGCAACAGTTCCTTGTCGCTTATCGGTTTGATTTCATACAGGTACATTGCGCATGCGGATGGGTTTTCCATGTTCGCTTCCGCTGGGAACCGTTCTTTGAGTTCCTGCACGGTCATGCCGGTGAGCTTGGCGAACATGCTCCATGTCCAAGGGCTGGCCTCATAATCGCCGAACGGGGTTTCCTCAAGGATGACGGCGTTGCCTAGGTGTGTCCCGGTGAAGGCGTCGGTGAATATGAAAGCCACCGTCTCGTATGGTGATAGGGATTCGCGGAGGATGAAGCTTGTCTCCCCGGATTCTATCTTCCGCCATTCCTCTCGACCTGCTTTCAGCCGCGTCACATTGCGGTTATCGCTGGTCATTCTGTTCTCCTTCCTGCATGAACGCCAATGCCATGCTAAGGTAGGCGATGGCGTCCAGATATGAGTCTTCTTTACTGTGGTCGTGTTTGATGCGTTCGATTTTCAGTTCGGCCATCATGATTGCGACGTCCACTTCCGCGTCGTCGCAGCCGAACCATCGTTTGGAAATGTTCTGGAACATGGTGCGTGGATTGCCGTATTCTTCGGCTTTCTCCCCGTTGAGCATGTCGTTCACGCGGACGAGATTGTCGGCGATGCGCGTGTAGATGCCGTTTTTCGCGGTATGCGGCTGGTGTACTGCGATTCCGGCCGCATTGGCCGTCCTGTCGGCCAGCCGGTGCAGTCCGTCCGCGATTTGCGGGAGCGCATTGTTGACGCCTTCCATCACCTTGTCATAGTTGCCGTTCGTTTTTGATGATGTCATCTAAGGTTTTCCTTCCTTCTATCACGTCCATGACTTTGCGGTTCCATGGCGTGTCCGGCACGAGTATGCGTTGCTGTCCCCGATAGGGGCTTCCGCGTCGTACCAGTCTTCTGTTGGCCTGCTCCCAGTCGGCGTATGTCCATGGTAGGTCTAGCCATATCTGGTCTTTTATGAGATGCTGCAATCCGTCCACGCCGGTGCCCATGGATTGCGGGTTGGCGACTATGAGCCGGTATTTTCCGCGTTCTTGGGCGGTCATGGCGAGGAATGTTTTCGCGTCCGTGCATGGCGTCCAAGTCCGGTAGATTTCGTCTCTTACCGCTTTGAACCGTGTCCATACGAGCAGTGGCGTCTGGTCTTCGCGTCTCTTGGCTTCATCGTATACCGTTTTGAGTTTGGACACGCCGAACCAGTAGGATTCTCCCCGGTCTTCGGTCTTATAGGCGAAGCCGTCATCGAGTTGGGCGAGTTTGACGGCTGCGGCGCTCGCGCTTGCAGCGTACACGTCTTCGGCGAGTTGGTGGGTGTTCGTCCACTGTTCGAGCGCCATATCCTCCTGTTCGGTTTTCGATGATGGGAGCCATTCGACTTGCGGCAGCGGGTTGCCGCCGCGTCGGATGTCCAATACGAGCTTCTGCAACTGCTGGCATGCTTCTGCGACCATGGGCTTGGAATACGTGTATTCGACCACTGTGCGCCCTTGCACGCTCATCGTGTATGGTTTGCCGTATCTCGTCCTGAAAGCCCCTAGAGTGCGCCATGAATCGCCTAATAGGGCTATCCTGTCTTTGGCGTGCGGATACATGACCACGGTCTGCCCGTACAGGTCTTCCAAATCCTTCGGAGCGGGCGTGCCTGTCAGCATCAGCACGTCCTTGGCAAGGTCGCTGATGCCTTTCACGACTTTGGAACGTCCGCTCCTAGGGTTCTTCACCATGTGGCTTTCATCCACGATGAGGCTGAAACCGTCCGGCACTTCACCCAGCTTCGCGGCCATGTTATAGGACACCACGAGGAAACGGTGGTCTTCCGGCCAACCACGCTTGCGGTAGTCTTCGATGGTCAATGCCTTGCCGTGCGACCATTGGCTGATTTGCGGAAGCCACGCGGTCTTCACGACGCTTGCAGGACAGATGACGAGAATATGTTCGGCATCGTCCAGCAGGTCCATGCTGCGTTTCGTCTTGCCTGTCCCGGCCTCGTCGAAGATGAAAGCCCTCACTGTGGTTCCTTTCCGTGTTCGGCTTCCCATGCGGCTATGCGGTCGCGTCCTTCAGGCGTCTGCCTCCATCTGCGCCAAGTCTGATAGCATACGCCATGCTCTTCCGCGAATTTCTCCTGCCATCTGCGGCAGGCTTCTCTGGTTTCCTCACGATGCTGTTTCCGGTATCGCCTCCAATAGGCGAGCATTTCCTCGTGGTTCTCGTTCATCCACTTCTTTTTCTGCTTCCGCTTATGCTCCGCTTTTTCGGGCGTCATGTCGGCATAACGCGTGACGGTCTTCTTCTTTTCGGCGGGCGGCATGGGTTTGGGTTGGCGCATCTGTTCGATGTCGGCCCAAATGTCGCTGTTAAGCGATTCGTATACGCTACCTTTCATGATGTCCTCCGTGATGGCTGATGGTGTCGATGACGACTTTGCCCACGCCGACGAGGATACGGACCGCCGCCGTTGTGCCAAGCACGGTCAGGACGGTTATTGCGAGAATGGGCAGGCAGTTCATCGTGATGTCATGCATTTTTCTTCTCCTTCACCACGCTGAGGCGCGTGGTCGTCGAGGTTTTCTGGAATGGGGTCAGGTCGGCCGGATGCTGGCTGAAATACGCTTTGTAGTCGGTGGTGGTGCGCTTGGTTTCCGCCAGCCGTGCGACGTGTCCTGCGCACGCCACTCGTTCGCCGGGGTGTTCGGCCAGCCATGTGGCGAGCTCTTCTTTCAACGACTCGTACTTGCCTTTCGCTTCCAGCAGTTCGGCCAGTATCCACCGTCCGTCATTGTCTGTATCCGCTGGCTGTTCCGCACGCTCGTATTCCGCCGCATGCTTCTCCAACGCGCCGATATCCATCACTTCCGGGACGATTACGATGTCTAGCGTTTTCCTGATTTGTTCGGTGATGTGGTCGGCGTCCAATGTCTCCCATGATGGGGGGCGTTGCGCGTAGATGATTTCCGCATAGTCTGTGTCCATCATGCGGGCTTCTATCTGCGCTTGTGCCGCATACTGGCTGCGCTGTTCGGACGCGAGGAACGCGTAGGATGGTTTGCTTCCGGTCTTCACTTCGACGGTGTGCAGGAGGCCTCCATGGTCGCGGTATGCGGCGTCCAATGAGACGTGCAGGCGTCCGTCCGTGTAGAAGCTGTTGTCATACCATGCGAGCTGTCCGTTCCCTAGTTTTTCGACTGGAGTGTTCTTGGAGACGATGGAGAGTTCTAGGTGTTCGGCGTACAGTTTGACGAGCATTGGCTCCCAGATGCTGCCGAACCGCAATGCCGACTGTACTGCTGGAACGTCCGGCGGGGGTGAGGGTAGTTGTCCGGTCGCGATGAAATGCGCGAGACTGGACGCGCCTATCGTTTCCTCGCGGGCTTTGAGCCATGTTTCGCGGTCTTTGAAGACCCTGTATGTCAGATTTCCTTTTTCCATTTCATTTTTCCTTCAGAATCGACGATGAGGATTTCGTGGTACATGTTCGTCAAATCGACCCAGTTTCTGTAGAGCAGCAGGGTGTCGACGGCTTTCATGCCGTAGAGGAGCATGACGTTCGCGTTGTGTTCGGCGAGCGCTTTGAGTTCGCGGCATTGGTCGGGGCTTGGTTTGCCGACTGTGCGTTTCAGTTCGATGAACCATACGTTGCCGAGCGTGTCGACGGCGGTCACGTCGGGGAATCCGTTGCGTGAGCGTCCTTCGGTTTTCTGCACGTACCATCCTTGTTGTTCCAGTGCTTTGATGAGACGGTTTTGGATGGCTGATTCCAATGGTTCCTGTTTGCGGTTATTCAGTTTCGGCATCGGCGTTCTCCTTGACTCTGACTGCGCTGACCCAGACGGCGTATGTGCCGTCCTGCTTTCGGCGTGTGGCCGCGGCGTAGTCTACGTTTGGTTCCGTCCATGCGGCGCGGTGTTTGCGGATATGGCAGGCGATGGCGTTCGCTGTGGTGCGTTTCTCGTATGAACGGTATTCGGCCCATCTGCCTAGGTTGTGTTTGAGCATCGTGTTGAATACGTTGTCCACACGACTATTGGATGGGGGGGTGTCTAGGAATTTCGTCATTTGTTTTCCTTCGGTTTGAAATATGCGGGCATGATTGATTTCGGCAGGATTCTGCCTTCGCGCTCCAACCGTTTCGCGTGTGGGAACAGCCAGCCGCGCGACACTCCAAGTGCCTTCGCGGCTTGGCTGATGTTCATGCACGTGGTGAGCGCGTCAATCATGTCTTCATCACTGTAGTGGATTGGCGCGTTCATGGGTGGCTAGAATTCCGGTTCCGGCTCTTCGGCGCCCTCGTCGTCGATGGTCAGCTGCGTGTACACGCCGAACTTGTGGGGGGCGGGGGCGTTGTTCTTTTCGACTCGCAGCAGCTGCACGCCGGTCAGGAAGTAGGCGAGCTTGCCTTCCTTGGTGCTGCCGATTTTGAACGCGACATTGGCGAGCGTGCCGTCGCCCGGCTCTTCTTCCAGTTCCACGTCGTTGGCGTTCTGGTCGACGATGCTGGGCTTCCACTTCGAGGATAGGTTGACGAGCCACTTGCCGCGCTGCGGCTGGGTTCCGTCCTTGAGGGTGATAAGGTCGCCGTCCTTGTAGCGGAGGTTGTCGCCGTTGGCGCGCACTCCCAACTGTTTCGCGGCCGCTACGAGTTCCTTATGCACGTCGCCGTTCTTGGGGAACGAGAGCTGCAACTGGTAGTTCGGTTCGATGCCGCGCTGTTTCGCCGCGTCGGACTGGTACTTGTCCTTGATGTGGACGAATCGGATTTCGCCTGCCGCTTCGATTTCGAGCATGTTGTTTGCCATTTTGTTTTTCCTTTCAATTCTTTGGTAAATGGTGGGGGGGTGTTATCCCGGAATGGTCAGTCCTTCTTCGTGCAGTAGCGGTCGACGAAGTATGTCTGCCCTTTGCCGGTGACTTTCGCGGTGCGGTTGATTGTCACGTGGCCGTCCGAATGGGTGACGGCGGTTTCCTTGATGCGGAACAGTCCCAAGTCCATGGCCCTCTGGGTCGGCACGTTGCGGTTTGAGCCGGTCCTGCCAAGGTAGCCGTCCTGTCTGAGGATTTCGAACAGTCGGTTCTGGCCTGTGTCAAAACCGTTCTGGCGGAGCATCTTCGCCAGCTCGCCGATGAGGCACGTGCCATCGCTTGCCGCCACCGCGTCCGCGAACCGCGCTTTCGGCTCCAACTCCTTGACCTTCTCCTGCTCGTTCTTCAATTCGGTGGCGAGCTGAATCAGGAAGTCCGGACTGGTGAGCGCCTTATCCAACGTCTGCTTGGTCATGTAAGCGCCATGCTTGCGAATCTGCGGCAGCACCTCATGCGTCACCCAACGTTTGAACTCCTTCGCAGTCGGTAGTTTGGACGAGAACACCAGCGAGTAAAGGCCAGATTCGTTGACTAGCCAGCCTCCGCGCTGTCCTAAACTCGATAACGATTCGTTATTGAGTTTGTCTTCCGAATCAACATGGTCGCTGATTGCCTTGCTGGCGTTTGTGTAGCCAAGCACGTCGCACACGTCCTTGGCAACGAACCATGGTTCGCCGTTCTCGTCGGTCAGAGTGCGCAGTGCCGCGCCCTTGAAATCGAACCGCTGGATTTCAGTGTTCATCTTGTCTCCTTTAGTTGAATTCTTCAGTTAGAGAAGGGCGGGGGAGGGGGGCGGCTGTCTTGCCGTCGTCGTCCATCACTGTGGTGAGTCCAAGCAGGTGGATTAGGCCGTAGCGTCGGTAGTATGTTTCGAAGCTGCCGACTTGTTGGGCCGCGGCCGCTGGATACGTGTAGCTGCTGCTTACCGCCTCGCCATGCTTCACCATATCCAAGAGGTTTTCCGACTCGTGCGCGGACTCGTAGACGGCCACGGTCAGCGTGTTGTAGACGGTTGGCATGTCAGTGTCCGCGCCGACTATCTCGCTCGCGCATACGGCCGTCCAGCCTAGGCCGTGTTCCGTCATGCTGTTCTTGACGAGTTGCCAAACGTCGGCCAGCGTGGCGTACTTGTAGCCGTATCCTTCGGTTGTGCGTTTCACCGCTTCCACGGACTGCTGTACTGCGGCGATGCGGCTGAACACGTCGTGTCGTTTATCGTTCGCCATTGTTGTTCCTCCTTTTTTCGAGTTCGTTTTCGATTAGCGTTTCGTCTATGGCGAGCCGGTATGCGCGTTCAACGATGTCGTCGAAGTCGCACTGGGTGTGGGGGGTGTGTTCGGTGATTGCGTATCTGGCTATGGTGGCAAGGTTTTTGCCGTCCGGGTTCGCCTTGTACGCGTCTATGCGGTCCTGCCATATGTCGTGGCGTCCTTGCAGCCATGCTTCAAGCGCGTTCTGATAGTCCTTTGGGGTGTATGGCGCCGCGGTGTCGAACACGATTATGTCGCTCACCACGTCGATTCCGGCGTTGAGCGCCCTATCGGTTAGGCAGCTCAGCGACTTTTCGACCCTATCGTGAAAATATTCCAGTGGTTTCATTGTTTTACCTCATTTCTTTGGTTTCATTGTTTATTATATCAGGGCGCGCCTTGCGACACGCCCGGAAATCCATCAGACGTTCCACCACATGTTGGACACCCATACGCCGCGCGAGAGCTCAACCGGCTCGCCCTCAAGCCACTTCAGGCAACCGTGGGGGGTTATAAGCGCCACTAGCCCCTGCCCGTCGAACACGCGGTTATCGTATCCGCTATCAATCCACGCGGCGACCATGTTGCGGGAGTCGGACGCGTACGGGCCGACCTCGTAATCGTATGCGACGCCGTTATGCGCGATATAACCCCTATCCGTGTGGAACGGGTGGCAGTTTCGCGGCTCGACCGCGCCATGCGTGGCGAGCCTGAAATGAATCAGGCACGGGGCGTCACGCAACTGCTGCCAATGGCTGAAGATGAAGCCGACGACCTTCAGCGGGTCGACGTTCTTGAATACCCTCAGGCGCTCGCCGTCCCACCAACTGACGCCGCCCCCGTCCGGGTTCGTCTCACTCATGGCTAGGATGTCTTCGGGTTCGGGCATGGACCCGGGGACTGCCGTCACAATCACACACATGTTGTTTTCCTCCTTAATGGCGGGGGCGGGACGTTCCCGCCCCCGAAGATTGGTTGTCAGGCGTTGGCGCGCTGGGCTGCGATATGCTTGCGGATACGCGCGTAACGTTCGGACAGTTCAGGGCGTCCCGCACGCTTGAGCAGGCGCAGCGCGGTACGTTCCAACGGTTCCGCTGTCGGCTTGCCGTGGGACGCGCGTGCGATGCGGCTGCGGATGATATTCTTGGTCACGCGTGTGGCGGTGTCGCCATGACGGTTAAGGTACTCGTACCCGTTCCAAAGGTTGTCGCCGTTGTGCGCGTGGTAGAGGTGGAAGAAGTCGAGGACGGGGGCCTTGTCGCCCGCTTCAATCATCACGGCTGCCATCTGCACGTAGCGGCGCAGGGGGCGCAGGTTGCGGGACGGGAGCGCGTAGCAGAGTTCCGGGGCCAGCAGGCGTTCCTCGACGCGCTTGCGGCCACGCTCGCGGCGCTCCTCATGCCTGCGGTGTTCAAGCCTAGCGGGGAGCGTGTCGCCATGACTTTGGCGTGCGAGACGCGATGCGGTCACGTTCTTTTTGACGCGGCGGCGCATCTCTTCCGTGCGCGCCTGCCGCTCGCGTTCCTCCTCTGCCTTCCGCGAGGCCTTGAGCCGGTGCGCCTCGTCGAGCCGTTCGGAGAGCGTGCGGCGGGGCGTGTCGGTCACGTTGTCGGCCATGCACGAGGAATACTGTTCGATGGAGCTCGCGCCAACCGTGCCACGGGGGTACTTTTCGAAAAACCGCCACATGGCGCGCACCCACTTGACGGCCGGAATAAGCTTATCGGCGCTGCCCGCATACCAGCAGTCAAACGTGCGCAGTTCTATCGTGTCCGCGTGCTCGTCGTTGACGGCCGTGTGCTTGCCCGTGTACTCGCCATGTTCGAGCGTGCACCAATAGTCGTCGTCGATGTGGCGCATGTTGAGCAGTCGGCACTGGTACGCGCTCAGCCCGCGCAATGCCCAATACCAGCGGCTCGCGCACTGGTTGTCCGTACGGGCGACGTGGATGTGTCCGCCAGCGTTGTCGCCGTACTCCGGGATGTCTTCTATGATGTGCTTCAGGGCGGGCAGTTTGGACATGTCGAGGATATTGGATTGCAATTCCACCCCGTTGCGTTCCAGCGACGCGTCCTTGTCCCAACCGGCTATGACGTCCGAGTCCGTCACGTTCTCCACGAAGTCGTCGGACAGTTCGGACTCAAGCTCAATCTCGACGCCGAAGGTGAACTGGTTGCCGTCGCCGAACGCGTACGGGTAGACGTAAGAGGGTTCCTTGTCGTCCGTGAACGCTTTGGCCCTGCGATGCTGCGGGCAATAGTAGCCGTCGCATGTCAGGCTTCCGCCGCAGTCGTCGCACAGCACCGCGTCGCAGCTGAAGACGTCGCAGCAATAGTAGTCGCCCCTATCCGGGTCAATCGGCGTGCCGCATTGCGAACACCATGCCTCCTCGTCTTCGAAGTCGCCCGTGTTGTATACTCGGCGCATTCCGTCGCTGAAACGCACGTAGAACTCGTTGCCGATTGCCACGCATTGCGTGTCGCCTTCCGGCCATTTGTCGCAGTACGCTTTGAAGAGGCGTTGCGCTTTGTCGTCGCGCTTAATCCATTCCGCGTACTGTTCGCCGCCCATGATTGCGATTCGGTCAGCCATCGTGAACACTCCTTAATAGAATGACTGTTTTCGTGCCCTTGCGGGACTCGAACCCGCATGTGTGCCGCTAGGGCTGGATAGTCAGGCTGTGGCCCAGTCGATTATCCTTAGTGTCTCCTCGTCCGTCGTGCCCTCGCGGGTTATGGCGGTCATGGTCGGTGTGCTGACGCATACGATGTAGTCGGCGAGCGGCACGTACCGTACTTTGGTGTCGCCTTTGGTGGCGGTGATGTTGCCGTTGCGGCTGTGCTTCAGTTCGTATCCGCGTTCGGTCATGTTGTCGATGAATGTTTGCTTTTGCATTTTATCCTCCTTGGCTGATATCTTTAATATATCACTGTTGTATATTGTTGTCAACGTCGGCGTGTCGCGTCACAGTTCATTGAGGACGTATACTTTGCGCCATGCGGACCCCTCGCCCTCAATCTCGCGGCCGTCCTTGATGGCCTTGCGCAGCCACGGCAGCGTTATGCCCTTGAACGTGTCGTCGGTCTGCGCTAGGAACTCCTTGACGTGCCGCAACGTGGTGGCGCTCAGGTGCCGCAAGGCAATCTCGACGCAGTAGACTTCGGTGTCCTCGTCCGTCACGCCGACCGGCGAGACGACGGCCACGATTGTTTCGTACGACCTGAGCACGAGCTTGGTGCCCCCGTTGGTCGCCCAGCGTTCCACGAAAGCCTTGCCGTAGAACGATTGGTGGGAGTCGTACAGCGGTTGCAGTTCGAACGTTCCAAGATACTTCATTTCAATCACTCCTTGTTGGTTTGTTATGGTTTGGTTCAGTTGTCGCTTGGTTCGGGCCACGGCCTGACGGCCGTCTGCGTGAGTTCGCCGTCATGGTAGCTGTAGCGTTCTCCCGTCGAGGTGATGAAGATGCCCTCGCCACCTTGGATGTAGCCCTTGCCGCTTAGTTCCTTGTCCATTTCGTACCTCCTTGGTTGATATCTTTAATATACAACAACATGACACCATGCGTCAAGTCGGCGTGTCGTGAGAACGGTTCTCAATACCAACGAATGAACCGCGTCAACGAATGAACACGGTTAACACGTTAACCAAGTGAACACATGAACCAAGTGAACACATGAACACGGTCAACACATTAACGCAGTAAACACATGAACACGGTTAACGCATTAACAACGTCAACAGATAAACCCCGTTAACACATAAACACCGACAACACACCACCACAGCAGGGGGAGCACGCCACCAACACCCCGGGGGGGTACCCGCAGACAACACGCCCCGAGCCTCACCGCACGCCTTGCCATTTGCGCCGACGAGGCCGAACGGGTCATAGTACCCTCTGGAAGCCATTCTTTGGGGTCTTAGACAGGCTTTCACGCTGAACCCTAGTACTTTTACCTCCCGGCGCTGAAAGACGCTCAGAGGCGCCTTTATTCGGTTCGGGCGGATGCAACGCCTCCGGCAGGCGCGGCCATGGCGATGGCGGCGTCGTGCCATCCGTCACCGAAGGCCAGCGGTCGGCGCCGCGGTCGGCGGTCATGGCCGTGGCCCGCCAACGGAAAGTCCATGTGCGACACCTCGAAAACATTTGTGTGACACTGCTTGTCGAAAGCCTCTGCGTGACACCGCGAAGGCCATGGCGAGACCCGTCCGCGGAAGAACTGAGCGTGACTCTGCAATGGCCGTTCGGCACTGCGAACCGGCGATTTCGGCAAATCACGAAAATTTTGCCCGACTCGCGCTTTTGACCATTTGTTACGGCGTTGTTCGGCGTCGTTCCAACGGTTTCGAGGCGTCGCGCCGCCATCGGACGACCATGTTGGGGTGGGTTGGCCAACAGGGAACGGCGTCTATCGGCCAAATAGCGTGCCGGTGGCTGTGGTTTGGCTGATTTCCAACGCTTAGCCTGTGGATAAACCCAAGTTAGGGGCTATAAATTCTGGGCAGGGACCGAAAAAGTCACAGCAAGTTGGGGATAACTTTTGATTTGCATTTACATCGTTGTATGGTGTATCACGCGGGCGCACGAGACCGGCCTCCCAAAGCCCAATAAGTGTAGTGTGTAATGTAGGAATATAAGGGTATATAGGTGGTGTGGTGGCCTTTTATCTGTATAAAGCGCGTGAGGCGCGCGCGCGCGCGCGCGTATACACCACCCAAGCCATGGTTGTCAAGTCGTGTCACATAAAAGGGCATAAAAAAAACCCTAGAACACCCGCCTACGCTTCCTACGGCCACTCTAGCCGTGTGGAAACCAGATGATTTCCAACACGCCGTAGTTGCGAATCCATAGCGGGTGTGCTAGGGTTGAACTTATCAACGAGAACAACTCTAGCAAAGGAAATGACCATGCGTCACACATTCTGCAAACCGCAAGACCCGCCGACCCTCGACATCCAGCCGTACCGGAACATCCCCAACGGCCTAGCCCGCGAGGTCAACGGCCTCACCTTGGCCGGACAGACCGACGAGCACACGTTCACCGACGCTCGGCTCCAAACCGTCGCCATGCCCGTCATGGACAAAACAGGCAAGCCCCGCTGGGCCGACGCGTACTACGACGCGTTCTGGTCGCTCAGGAACGGCGACATGCGCCTCAGCGAAGACGGCGACACCATGTACGTCCGCGACACCAACTGGCTCGGCGGCGACATGCCCAACACGTGGCATCCAATCAGCAGCCTGTCCGAGGAATTCGGCTTCCCCACCGGAAACCACGCCGTCCGCAACCTCGAACCCCTGTTCCGAGCTGAAGCGCTCAAGCTGCCCCGCCTCGCACGCGGAATGATGTTCGGCGACACCGCCTTCCACCCGCAAGGCAAGCACAACGTCGTATCCGAAAAAGCCGACGAAAACAGCGCATACCTGTACGTGGACGACAGCCCATGGCTGTACGACAGCAGGAAAACCAAGAAAATCGTCGGACAGGCCAACAAGTTCATCGCCCAGCTCACCGCCGACGACGCGAGCCGCGAAAACCTCCTCCGCATGTTCGCAACCCCGTTCCTCGAACCGTACAAGCATCTCTTCTACGTGTTCTACGGGCACGGCGGCGACGGCAAAAGCTTCCTCCTCGGCCGCTTGGGCGACGCCTACCCGGACAAGGCCGGCGGCATCAGCATCAAAGCCCTCAACTCGACAAGCGTGTTCGAAAGCGGCAACGAGGCGCTGAAACTCGACGGCCGCTACTGGGCGTACGACGAGGAAGGCGACATGCTCACCGACAAGGACATGGGCATCATCAAACGCATCGCCACCGGCGACACCATCCACGCCCGCAGCGTCGGCCGCAACAGCGTCAACGTGCGCTCGCAGGCCACGCTCGTCATCGCAAGCAACCACCCACTGGCGACCAGCAACGGCGACGCCAACATGCGCCGCCTCGTGCCCGTCATGTTCGCAGGACGCAAAACCCCGCAGCAGATGCAGCCACTGGCCGACTTCATCGACCAATACGGCATGACCCCGTTCATGCTCGCGAGCGCCATGCTCTGGGCCAACAAGCCGCTGGACGACGACATCCACCGCGACATCAGCTTCAACGACAGTGAGCGTGACTTGGACGAACGCGCCATGTGGATTGTCAACGAAATCTGCGAGAACGGATTCGCCGACACTCGCCACTGCCCGTACTTCGGCCACACGAGCGGCGACACGTACAAGATGCTCGGCGTCGGACTGCGCAGCAAGCGCATCGACGGGAAAGTCTGCTCCGTCCGCGTCGTCATCGACGAAGACCGTTTCGCCCCCTACCGCGAACGCTACGAGAAGGAGCTGGAAGAAACACGCCTCCCCCTGCTCGAAGACCTGCCCGTGCCCGAAGCGCAGACCGACATGGAACGCCGCCTCGTCGAAGGCGGCGAAATCGTCAACGTCAAAGCGCCCGAAGGATTCAAGCTACACAAGGAGCAGACCGACCCGGACAATCCGAAAGCCGTCCGCAACTGGAAGAACGGCGAGCAGGATGATGTCGTGGAAATCGGCCAAGGCGACGTGTACGCCGTCATCCCGCAGCCCGGCTACATCATCATCGACATGGACGCTCCTAAGGACGACCACAGCCGCCACGGATACAACATCCTCCGCCCCATGCTCGAACCCACCCTCATGGTCCACACGCCCACGCACGGCGGCGTCCACGCCTACTACAGGCTCCCCGAAGGCTGGACAGGCAAACTCAAGAACGCCAACCATGCTGACGGCATCCCCGTGGACGTGAAGGTCGACGGACGCGGATACGTGCTCGGAGCCGGTTCCAACATCGAAGGCGTCGGCTTCTACCAGCTGGTCGGCGACGAGATGGACGTGCAGGAAGCGCCGCTCGAACTGCTCAACTGGCTCGTCGAACACGGATACGGCGTCGAACCCATGCCGAAACCGACGGCCACGGCCAAGGAGACCGCACCGCGCAACGGACGGCCCGACCTCTCGCCAATCCCCGAAGGACGCCGCAACGACACGCTCTACAGGTGGGCTTGGGGACGCCTCCACAACCACGAGGACAACGAAGCTAGCATCCACGACGAACTCGTGCTCCGCGGCCACATCAGCGGCCTCGGAGACACCGAAATCGAACGCATCTGGCAGAGCGTGAAGGAAACCGCGTGACGAATCCGATAGGGCGCCTATGCGAAATGGGCGCCCAACATGGGGTGGATGTGGCAATCCGCCCCACCGGACACGGACTGGCATGCGGCTTCGAATGTCCGCGATGCGGACAAACCCTAGCCGCATGCCAAGTGGCCGAAGACGACAACATAATGTTCGGCGTGCGGACTAGAATGATAACCACGCGCAATGTCAGACTGGCATGCGCCATCATCGGAAAAACCCTAGGAAAGGAACACGAATGCGTGACACATTCCTCACAGTCGCGCGCGGAGCAATCGCCATCATGGTGACAGTCATGCTCGCATGGGCATGGTTCTGCGAATACGCGAACACGCCAGTGCATTACACGACGATTCAGACCGTCGACGAAGGCGGATTCGAACACGACTGCTTGGTCGCGACCTACAAGAAGGAGATGGAGCTTGACTGCACCCATCCAAACGATTGAGAGCCAAGCCCGCTCAATCCAAGAAGAACTCGGACGGCATCTGGCGGCACTGCCCGAAGACTTCGACAATCCGAAGACGCTGAAGGCGCGAATGGACCTGCGCAGGGCGTATAATGCTGCTACGGACATCGTGGAACTCGCGATGAGACTCAGACTGGAAAGGCTGATATGAACTTCAAACGACACTTGAACAAGCGAATCCGCCTAGTGGAAGGAACAGACCCGAATGCGACCAGTACCGGAATGGGAGGCTCTGAAGGCCCGACTGGAAGCGCAGCGCAGGAGCCGACAATCACCCAAGCCCAACTCGACGCCATCATCAGCCGAAAGCTCGCCAAGGAACGCGAAAAGCTCGAAGCGGCCCAGAAAGCAGCCGAAGACGCCCGAAAGCTAGCGGAGGAAACCGAGAAGCGCGTCAATGAGGCCCGCGAGAAGGGCATCAGCCTTGGCCTGCTACAAGCGAAACGCAACACCATTGCCGAACAGTACGGGTTGAGCGCTGACCTGCTGCCCGATGAGGAAGACAAGCTCGACGCGTTCGAAAAGCAGCTCGCGGCAAGCATCAACAGCCGTACGCGCGTCACGCCAGTGACCGTCGAACCGGCAGCCAAGGCACCCGACTGGATGGGTGCGGCGCATGCGTGACATCCGAGTCCTCAGCATGATGATGCGCGACGAAAGCGTTCCAGCGACCCTCTCAATCTTCGACGACGACATAGTGGTGACAACACCAACGGAGTTGGACGAAAACGAGAAGGACAAGCTGGTAAAACGTTTTGCCGAGCGTCTATTGCAACTGGGACTCTCACTGCACGACTGGAAGGAAAAAGATTGACCGACGAACTGAAGCCGCTCGCCACCGTCGAAGACACCGAAGCATACCTACGCCACAAAGTGCCAATCGACCTCGTGGACTACGAGGAACGCAAACGCGGAGCCGCATCCAACGTGCTCCGCATGATGTACCGCAACCAAGGCGACGACTTGGACAAGCAGGTCACCGAAGACCCGCTCACCCGCCAAATGGTCGCCGACATCATCGGCGTCAGCGTCGCACAGGACGTAAGCCGCAAAGAATCCATGTCCGACAGCGACACCGACCTGAGCGCGTTCAAAACATTCACCCAAACAGCGGGCGGCTACAGTTTCACCGGCGAATGGCGAGGCAACACGGATGACGTGTTCTTCACCAGCAACCAGCTCAAACAACTAGGCGTCGGACGCGCCACCATAGCAAGGTTCCAACTCTGATGCACTACGGACTCAAAACACACGAAATCACCATCACCACCGGCGACGGCCAACACACCGTCAAAGGCATCGTGACCGCGAACACCACAAGCGAAAACACGAGCGAGTTCGACAACATGACCGAAGTGGACTCGCTCACCATCCACGTCACCACACCCGACACGCCGCCCGAAATCGACGGCGGCGAACTCGAATACCATGGGAACACCTACCACGTCACCTCAACCAAACCACCCATCGACCCGGAAAACATGGTGATGTTCAACCCGTTCAAATGGAGCTTCAACGCGAAGCAGGTGCAATACTGATGGCAAGACTCAAAGGCGCCAAAATCATGGTCGCCGCACCGAACACGGCAACCAACATCGTGATGCAGTCGGCCGGATTCCAACAGGAGTCACGCCGCGCCGCATCACGAATCATGCCACAGCTGCGAATGGACTCATACAGAGGCAAACCGCCATCCATGACCACATACCGCACGCTCAGCAGCTTCAAAGGCACACGCCGAGCCGGAACGGAAATCAAATACTACAAGACGCCGCACTCCGGCGACACGCTGAAAGGATTCGGACTGTGAGCAAAGACAACGAAATCGTCAACGACATCATCGACGGACTGTCCCAACGGCTCAACACGCGCGTATACGACAAGTATCCGACCGTGAAGAACACCGGCCAGTATCCGCTCATCATCGTCACACGCCAGAACGCGTCCGACATCACCCCATACATCCGACACTTGGACATCGCCATCACCGTGGTGACACGCGAACTCTCAGGCGGAGCCGACAACACGCTCAGCGCCGAAATCGGCGACGCCCTGACCGACTGGTACAACCAGAGCCTATGGGACATCATGGGCGCCCCCATGCTCAACACCACCGACGTCCAGCCGACCAAAGACGGACGCACCTCCACCATCTACACATACCAGTTGGAGTACCTGACGTGAAGAGCACACAGGAGTCGGTCGAAGACCTCATGGAAATACTTTCACCGGCCGCAAAAGACATCATCACCGACGAGCAGGTGCGACAAGCCCAAGCCGCCGCCAGCAGCGGAGACAAGCATCTGGCCGGGAGCGTCTTGGGAGACATCTGGAAGCAGGTCGCCGAAAAATCCGCTGGACTGGGACTAGAACGGCTCGACTCCGACGCCTTCGGCAAGAAAATCGGATGGCTCCTAAGCCAACAGCGTTCCGAAAAGACCGTCAGGGACTTCCTCGCCAAATACAAGCGGGAACTAGCCATCCAGCCGATGCAGGAGGCGACCAACAACCTGTTCGCCATCGACTCGACAACAGAAGTCGTACGCGAATCGGTGGGCGAAACATGCCAATGGTGCCTCGAACTGTGCGGAATATGGCACCCATACGACGCCAACCATTACGGCGTCTGGGCAAGACACGCCGGATGCGACTGCAAAATCTACGTAAGGAACAGCCTCACATGACCCCAACCATCAACAACATTGCCCGCAACGAAAGCCCGACGCGCCGAACCACCATGAAAGCCGAAATGGTACGATGGTATCGAAAACAGCAACAACAAATGGCCGAACAACTAAGGAGGATTCATGGCAGGGAAGACTGAAGAAGCCCTCTCAAGCCGTATGGAACAAGTCAACGGACTCATCGACAAAGCCTACTCGGACATGGAAGAGTACGGGCGGAAAGCCGAAACATCCGACGACGACCGCGAATACTATATGAGCATGGCCGCAAGCGCGCAGCGAAACTACGTCAGCTTCATGCAGCTGCTCATGACCATGACCAAAAACTTCGACGAAGCGGTGAAAGTCGACTCGCACAAAAGCAAGACCACTGCCACGAAAGCGCCGAAAACCACTCTTCAGAAACTCGTAGCGAAGGAAGCGAAACGCTCATGACACTCACCATCGTGGACGAACAGGCAATCTCATTCCCATGGATTGAACTCGTCAAGAACGCGTACTCCATGCGTGTCCGCGTCACCAACTTCAGTGCGGTCGGCAAACGCAGCTTCACACGCATCCTCTCCAAAGCGGTCGGCGGCGTCAACTCCTACTTCCTCATGCAGGACGGCGACCCGCTCAGCACCGACTACCTCCCCTCCGCAGACCTGCCTTTGGACAAGGTGGCCGCAGTGGGCTTGGACGGACGCTGCTATGACGAGAACGCCGACGAAATCAACGAAAACCTCCGATGCCTCACCCTCAGCCACGCGCCCGTCACCGACCAAGCCGTACTGTTGGCGCAGCGCGCCATGGTCATCGAAGGGCTCATCTCCCAAAACCTCGAACACCTCATGCTGCCCGAACCCGTCGTGGTCGGCACCTCCCCGGACGTGGTAATCAAAGCCGACCCGAACAAGAATCCAGCCAACTGGACGAAATTCGACGCCAACGACGACCACGACACCATCGTCCGCCCCGAAGTCAAACGACTCAGCCAATGGGATAACGGACAGCTCAAAACACTCCTGCAAAACACGGCGTTGAGCTTCCAGATGGAAACCGGGCTCCCCCCGCAGGACGCGCAGATTCTCGACACGCTCGGCGCGACCACCCAATCGCTGGTGTCGAACCGCGAAAGCTTCGTCAGCCGCATCTACATCATCAAACAGGATTTGAACGCCGTGTTCGAACCGTTGGGCATCACATTGGATTACGAACTCACGTTCCCGCAGACCGCGCAGGACATCGCATCCATCGGCGACGCCTACGGCAAGGGCGCCGACTCCGACGTACTCAAGAAATATCAGGTGGTGTGACATGCTGGTAAAGAATCCAAACTGGAGGGCGAACGTCCGCCCCACGTCCGACGTGGCAATCATGGCCGCGGAATACGTGAACTGGGGCCGCGGGAACGCAATCCTCCCGTTCCAAATCGAATTCCTGAACAACGCCTTCCAACGCAAGAAGGACGGCACTTGGAAATACAAGCGCGTCGCATTGAACATGCCGCGACAGAACGGAAAGACCAAAATCCTCACCGCCCCAATCCTCTACTACCTGTTCGTGCTCGGCCTGAACGTGCTCGTCACCGCGCACGAGCAGATTGCCGCCAACAAAATCATGGAGGATTTGAAAGACGCCATCGATTCGAATCCCGAACTGAAAGCCGAAGTCACGCATTTCAGCACCACCATGGGCCGCGAGCGCCTACAGTTGAGGAACGGCGCGTTCGTCCGGTTCCGCTCCCGCAAGAGCGCTTCCGCAGGCATGGGCGGCACGTTCGATTTGGTCATCTTCGACGAGGCGCAGGAACTCCGCTCCGAATACGAGGCGATGATTAGCAAGACGTTGAAGACGCGCCGCATGGCGATGATAATCTACACGGGCACCCCGTTCCTCCCCTCGTCCATCGGCGACACGTTCAACGTGTTCCTAGACAACGCGGAAAACGACGACATGGCGTATGCCGTACGCTACGGCATCGACGACGAGACGGCCGACATCGAGGATGAGCAGTTGTGGGCGCTCACCAACCCGCTCTACCCGGACGTGATTCCACGCGAAGCGTTCCTCACCGACGTGGCGATAGCCAAACAGGGCGGCGCGGACGGACTCATCGACTTCCGCATCCAAGACTTGGGCCTGTGGTGGGCGGACAGCATTCCTCCCGCAATCCCGATGGACCTGTGGGACAGCGCCTACTCCGACCTCCAACATGACCGAGACACGCTCGTCTACGCGCTCACCTTCGACCCGACGACAAGCACCCTCGCCCTGTCCGTCGCCGCCAGCACCGAAGAGGTGACGGTCGGCTCTCAACATTACGACAAGTGGGCGTACATCATCGGCGAAATCGTGGACGAACGCCCAACCACCGAATCATGGCAGTGGGTCGCGGACGAGTTGAAGACGCGTCCACGCAAGACCACGCTCATCTTGGACGCCGGCGGATTGAACAATCCAATCCGGGACATGCTTCCCCGCGGATTGAACGTCATCCAACTGAGCGGCAGCGAATTCCTAGCCTCCCAGCAGGGATTCCTCGACCTGCTGAACGAGGGCCGGTTCAAGCATACGAACAATCCGCAGCTGACCGCCGAAGTGCAGAACGCGCAGAAGCTCAAATCCGGTTCGGACGACCAGTGGAAGTTCGCGCCGATTCGCAAGACCGAAACCACGGCAGGTTTGAAGGGCGTCAGCATCGCCGCATGGTATCGTGGCGTCAACCGTCCGAAGGAACGCAAGGTCAGGGAGGTGATTGCCTGATGGGCAAGGATACGGGACTCTACCATCGGAACCGAACCATCCTGCGCGAGCGCACCAAAAGGACGGGAGCGCCATGCTTTTACTGCGGCGCGCCGTTCTATTGGGGCCGCAACACGGCGCACCCGTTGTCGTTCACGGCGGACCATGTGATACCTCGTGCGGCTGGCGGCAGCGACAGGATGGACAATCTCGTGCCCGCGCACATGCAATGCAATCGAGCCAAGTCGGACCACATAGCAAGTCCGGCGACACGCCGAACGCGAGCCGCGACGAGAAGGTGGTAAAATAATAACCGTTACGCAGCAATGTGTAGCTCCTCTCTTGTGACTCTGGTTTGCTAGACACCCCGTTTGACGAAAGTCAGACGGGGTGTTATGCTATGTCTAGGAGATGGTCGGTTAGACAGTTAGCGCTTCGTCCGCCATGCCAACCGACCGTCCCTCAAAAACGTACCGACTTGAACCGCCCGGCACAGTCGTTAAACAATGCAGGGCACTACCCGCGGGCGACCGTGGGGTTGAGGCGCACACAGCCGGAAACAATCGTGGTAGAGGCCGAGTCGGGGCCGCAACGCAGAAGGCCGACACCATCAACCACGAAAGGCAGTCATGTCTCTAGCGACAATCGAACTGAAGCCCGGCTTCGTTGACCGCAAGCTGATTTCCGAACAGCCCGCGGCCGGAGCCATCGCCAAGATTTCCAACAGCACCCCAATCGACCTCATCGGCACGCAGATGCAGACCATCGACTTCTCCGGCGAAATGGGCATCTTCGGCGAAGGCGCCACCGGCGCGACCGAAGCCGAACAGAAGAAGTCCTCCAACGATGCCACCAACGGTGTCGTGACCATCAACCCCATCACCTTCTACATCTCCTATCGTTTCCCGAAGAAGTTCCTCAAACTGTTCGGCGTCGACGGAGCCTATAATCCGACCGACGCAACCTTCCGAGCCGGTTCCCCGCAGACCATGCTTCAGAGCATCCTCGCGCAGCCGTATCAGGCCGGAATCCTCGACCAGTACCGAACTTATGTGAACCGCGCAATCAGCCGCGCCCTCGACTTCGCCCCCATCTTCGGCGTCAACCCGGCAACCAAGGCCGCATCCACCGTCGCACGCACCAACGGATACGTGCTCGACAAGGCCGGTGACATCAGCTACACGCCGGGCACCGGAGCCGAAGCGGCCACCGCATTCAAGCAGGCCGTGCGACAGGTCGCCGCACAGGGTGACGCGTCCGCGCAGGGCGTCACCACCTCCTCCTATCTGGCCGCAATCGGCGACGGCCTCACCACCGGCGGCTCGCCAACCCAGTACGCGGCCGATGTTCCGCTCATCGGCAACATGGTCAACCTTGGCGGCGTCACCCTCGCAGCCTCCAACACCGTGTCCGACACCGCCGCAGCCACCGGCTCCGGCCAGCTGGAAAGCAAGGTGCTCGATGCGGTCATCGGCGACTTCGCCAACCGTTTCGTCTGGGGCGCCATCCCGCTGTCCGGCATCGAAGTGTTCGACTCCGGCAACCCGGACAACTCCGCCGAAGGCGACTTGGGCGCAGTCAACAAGGTGATGCTCCGCACCGAAGTCGCAATCGGCTGGGGCTTCATCGGCGGAACCGACAAGTTCTACGCCATCACCCACACCACCGAGTGACCTCACGCATGGGCGGCGGCGACGCCGCCCATCCACTGATTGAACGTTAAACTACGAAAGGAAAATGAGATGGGCGCAAAGCAGTCTTCCGCAAACGTGACATTCTCGAAGCCGGGCGCGAGTGCCAACAAGTCCGGCTATATTTGGGTCGCCCCACTGGGCACCGCAATCCCCACCGACGCCACCACCGAACTGGACGCGGCGTTCGTCGGCCTCGGCTACCTGAGCGAAGACGGTCTGACCGAACCGGCATCGTTCGAGCCGGGCGATGACATTGTGGCCGCAGGCGGCGATACCGTCGCACAGGCCGACCCGACGTTCTCCAAGACTTGGACGGGCACGTGCATCGAAGCCCTTAACGAAGACCTGCTTAAGGTCGCCTACGGCTCCGCCAACGTGACCGTCACCAACGCCACCGAAAGCAAGGACGGCACCATCACCGTCAAGGAGCAGGCAGGAGACCTCGAACATCACGTCATCGTCATCGACGAAATCCTGAAGGGCGGACGCAGGCGCCGCAACGTGATGGCCGACGCCACGTTCCTCATCACCGGCGACATCAGCCACGTGCATACCGCGCTCGTGAATTTCGAGTTCACCATCACCGCCTATCCGACCAAGACCCAGCCCGC